GGGGGATGCGCTCTTGGTCGATACGGAACTGGGCGAGAGCTTGGTTGTAGGCGTTGGCGCGCTCGCGGGCAGACACGTCGCCGACGGCGCGCTGCGTGCGGCCAGTGAGTTCGCCTTCGGCAATGGCTTGACGGGAGCCGCCAAAGGCGCCAGTACGAGCAGCCTGTTGGCCGAGACGCAGGCGCTCCTTTTCAGCGGCTTCGCCAATGTCACGGAGGGCCGGCGCCAAAACGGCTTCGGTGTACGGCGACATGTAGCCGGTGAGATCGGTGTCCGGCAGGCGCGTAGCAAGACCACGCGAGGCAGCCACACCTTCGCGGACAAGCTCGGAGGTGAGAGGCGACAGTGCCCCACTGGTAGCCGCGACGTTGCGCGCAGCTTGGAAGCCAGCTAGTTCGTCAGGCGTAAAGTCCGCAATGCGTTGGGCGGTATACTCCTCGAAGGGCTGGGCAGCAAATGCACCAGCGCGGCTTAGGAGATCGCTACGCGCGGCCTGAACTTCGGCCGGCACGATTGGCATGGTAGTCGAAGACCTCTCAGTCTTCTGCGGGCCGAGACCGAGGGCGCGGCCGATAGCTTTGAAAACCATTAGCTTAGGCTCCGCTTAAGGATTTCGCCAACGGGCAGCGGCCCTGCTTGGCGTTCGGTGCCGGTCTTTTCTTGGCGGACTTGGCGCACCAAGTCGTAGAGGCGGCGGGCACCAGCGTTAGAAGAACCGTCGCCCATCATGGAGACGACGTCGGCCGGGATGACGAACTCGCCATCCGACAGGGCAGCGGCGCGGCGACCGTTGATGGAGGTGGGGATCAGGTCGTCGAGGCCGCCACCGGGACCAATGGCCACCTTGCCGCCGCCTTCGAGCGGGACGAGGCCGCCGACCGCAAATTCTTCGGGCTCTTCATCGTCGACCATGCCACCTTCGGAGAAGGCAAAGGCAGAGGCTGGACCGGGGCCCCGGTTGCGGCCCATATTCGAAGGACGGATTCGTTCGCCGATGCTACCCGGTGCATATATGTCGCTGCGCAGCACCTGCGATTCGTTGGATAGGCGAGGCATGGCGCCGGACTCAATCCAGCCGATGATTTCACGGGGACCATAAACAATCTCCCGGCCTTCGGCGTCGCGGTCAACGACCCTGAAGTTCGGGTCGAAGCTCGGCAGGGCGTTGTTCATTTCGCCATATTCGACTAGATGGCGCAACTGCTGTAGCACCATGTTGCGGGCCCGGTCGTAGCGTTCCTCTTCCGGCACGTTGCGGAGGCGCTGGCCAAGCGCGTTGTTGGCCCGATCCCACGTCGCTTGATTGTCGCCGACCATCGAGTTAAGCACGTCGCCACCAAGAAACTCGGTGGCAAAGACGCCTACGGGGCCTGTATAGGATGAACCGATCATGTGGCGGATTGCATCGCGGGGACCGCCTGCTCCACCGGGAATACCTTCGGCCTTGGCCCTTTGGTCTGCGGCCATGCCCCGTTCGTTGGGCAGCACAAAGTTTTCATAGAGCGCCCGGCTAAAACGCTCACGCAGACCGGGGCGGCGTTCCGGTTCAGACACTTCCCCGCCTTCTGCAAAGGCTACCACATCCATATCAGAAAAAGCGCCTTGCGGCTGTAATACCTCAGAGTCATCCAGCATACCAAGCTCCATGCGGTCGAGGGCTTCAATCGAGGGATTGAAACCTTGGTAGGCGGGATAAAAAGAGGCGGTCAGGGAATCGGACATGGGTCGGCCTTCTAGCAGGTATTATAGCATGAGTGCCGAGGAAAGTAAACCTAACGAACGTCGACGAAGTTGCTGGCTTGCAGGGCCAGAAGGAGCTTGCCAACGACGTTCGTGAGGACGGTGACCGAAGGGTTCAGCATGTCGACGGTCAGGGGCGCGGAGACGGTGCCTTGCACGATGAACTGGGGGCGGGTACGGCGGCCCGGGTCGAACAGGTCGCTTTGTTCGAGGACCTTGATGAGTTGGTTCCAGACTTCGCGGGAGGAAGCATCCCACTCGGCGGGGGCCGAAGGGAAGGACCGGGAAGAGATGCGGCGGGTCATCGCAGGCCGTCAGGCTCGATTGCCATGCGGAACTGACCCATGCGCCACGGCACGTTGGAGGACGTGGAGGACTGGATTTGGATGGCCAGTTCCCGGCCCCGCAGACGGGTCGAGATTTTTTGGGTGTTGCCGGTCACGGCGAAGGGGCCCTTGGTGATGACCGGGCCGCCCGGATATTTGCGGGCTTGGAGGGAGATGTTGAGGGTCCCGGTGTAGGGCGTGTTGTCCGACAGGTTGGAGAAGTCGGGCACGAACTTGTTGACGAAGAGGATGGAGTTGCCGCCTTCTTGGTCGAAGTACGCGCCCTCAAGATTGGCCGCCAAGGCAGAGGTATCGGCAGCATAACCAGCTTCCTGATAGTACAGGTTGGCGGGGTTGTCGTCAATAGCGAGCGGGTAGAGGAAGGTGTTGCTGTCCTCCCAGACCGTGCGCGGCATGGTGCCAATGGTCCAGTGCTTCTCGCGCGTGTTGTAAATGACGTAGCGGTCGTTCTCGCCATTGGGCGAATCCTTCGACGGGTAGAACCACATGACTTCGTCGAAGGTCGCGTTGGTTGCGGCGTAGATTTTGTCTTCGTAAAGTGGGTCGATGTTGTCGTAGACGAAGCGCAGCACCGTGCATTCGATGGGGCGCAGGCGACCGTCGTACTGAAAGAACTGGCCGCTGGGTGACATCCAGTACAGGGTGCCGCTGTATTCGATGGCTGCGTTCCGGGCAATGACGCCGCACTGTTCGCCGACGGCGGTGAAGCCGAAGACGTCGTTGCCACCGATGTACGATTGGATGTACATATCGTTGTCGGTGAGGATAGCGGTCTTGTCGCTCCATCGAACGACCGAGCGGATTTCGGAGCCACGGCTGGGCAGCGGGTAGTCGCCTGCGGTGTTGGTTGCGGAGGGCGTCCAGTCGGTGAAGTCTTCTTGGCTGCACCAGCGAACGAGCAGCGGGCTGTAAGTGCCCGAAATGTCGTGGGTGCCATAGACGAGGACGTGCCGAGCTTCGGAAGCAACACGCACGATCTGGTTGACGGAGGGTGCGGCCGTGACGATAGTGACGCGAGTAGTGATGCCGCCGCCCGTATTCCAATACATGAGAGGGCCGTTGGAGGGCACGGCAAAAATGTCGGTACCCCACAGGTCTGCGGACCAGAGGCGGATGGGATCGGAGACGGTGCCGAGGGCTGTGCCCCAACCGAAGTTGCCGCTCCACGGGCCCGTGCCCCAGCCCGAGCGCGGAATGGTCGAGATGTTGCCGGACTTGTAGCGGAGGCGGATGCTGGCCTGCCCACCGGTATTGGCGGAAGTTGCGGCGGCCGTGGTGCCCACGTTAATTCGGAAGCTGTTGTTGTCGACGACGCTGACCTCGAAGAGGACTTCGGTCGAGGTGTCAGCGTTGATGATGATGTTGCCGCCAATGGTCGTCGCAGCCGAGACGATGCCGACGAGGGACTGATCGGTCAGACCGTGCGTCGAGACGGAGACAAGAACTTCGGTCGAGCCGGCGCTGGTCGAAAAGACGTTGGTCGAGGAGACGGAAGTTACGACCGGCGTGATTTCGTAGAAGGTCGAAAGCTCGCTGGAGAACAGGCCGTTGTTGGTGGCGATGAAGGCGGCAGCTTGGCTAAGGCGGTTGCGGACAGACGTAAGGTAGCGGGGGACGCCAAAGATTTTGGGGTCCTGCGAAGGGTCAATGGCACGCTGCCAGCCACCCATGAGTTCGGGGCGACCATAGCGGAAGCGCACCTTGTCGGCGTCAGTCCAGAAGCCGCCCGCGTCAAGCTGGGTCTTCTCCTTGACGACGCCGACTTTGAACTCCAGTTCTCGAAGCTGCTGGTCTTGGAGCGTGACCGACATGTATTAGGTCTTGATGATGTAGTTGGACGCGACGTAGGGCGGCGTGACGGAGTGGGTGTGAACCGCCCCTTCGCCGGTAGCATTGGTGGTAAAGGTATGGGTGTGCGCGCCATTCAGCGTACTGAGGAGCGGGTCGGGCGTGGCGGCAATGGCGCCGATTGGCACGTTGTTCCACGCAGCGATGTTACCCGAGCCACCACGCAGCGGGGTGACGCCGTCAGAACCGGCGAGGGTGTGGCGGTGTTCGCCACTGGAACCGGTGGTGCCGGTGTGGGTGTGGCTGGGAAGCTGGGCGGTGGTAAGGGCTGTACCGCCAGAGGTGGTCGAGCCGCCCGTCGAACCGCGCGCAACGGTGCCGCTGGCGCCAATACCGAAACGGTCACGGCGATCAGGCAGGTTGAAGGTCGTAGAGTTGTCGCCCACGCCGTAGGCAGTGCCGATGATGGCGAAGAGGGCGGCGTAGGTGGTGCGGCTGACAGCAGCGCCGTCGCAGAGAAGCCAGCCGGACGGAGCAGAGGCGCCGCCGTATTCCATCATGGCGCCGGGCGGGATGATAGCACCAAGAACTGCTTGGGCGGCGGTCGCGCTGGTAGCGGCGAGGAAGGTTTTGGTGTAGGGCGTGGCGCCGATGGAGTCGACGCAGGTCGTGCTGGTGCAGACCGAGATGGTCGGGCCGGTCGTCGGGATGACAACGCCGCTGCCGCCGGACTGCTTGAGCGTGACGGTGAAGGAGCCAGACGTCTGGTTGATGACGGTGTAGTTCTTGGGCGAAGACGGGACGATGATGTTGCGGTCGCCGGTCAGCGTGCCCGTGAGGATGAGGATGGCTTGGCGAGCCTGATCTTCGGCGCCGTTGGAGGTCGAAAGGGTGTAATCGCCGGAACCCGCGACGTTGAGAGTGACCGCGCCCGCAATGGACTCTGCCAGCAGTTCGAGGTTGGTGTTGGTCTTGACGCCCCAAGTGGTGGCGTTCTCGCCGGTCGCCTGTAGTTCGAGGCGAAGCAGCGGATCATAAGTCGAGGGCATTACTTGCGCTCCTCAAGGATGCGGGTTACTTTGTCGTCAATTCTATTTAGCACAGTTGTCAGCTTGTTTTCAAGATCGGAGACAACCTCTCGCGTGGCGAAGTC